CAACGTCGTGGCTGAATTAGCGACGTCCGTGCCGTTCTTGCGCAGCCAAACCCAGACGTTATGCGTGCCGCCCGCTGTGTTAACAAACTGTGCTGAGAACTGGATGTTGTAGACGTTGTGCGTATCAACATAGACGCGCGACGTTGGCGTCCCGATATACACGCCTTGGGTAATGTCGGTCGAGTTGAACGTCATGGCGTAGGCTGTGTTGATGACCGCAGCCGTCTGGTCGGTCGTGTCGTAGAACGACCCATAGCGCAAACGCTCAAGTTGCGGCGTGTAGGCGGGCGCCAGTTCCAGCGCCTGTATGCTGCTCTGCAAGTTGGTCGGGTCAAACGCCGCCTGTTGCGAGGCTTCCAGCGCCTGCAACGCCGTGAGGATAGGCCCGAGATCAGACGACAGGGTACCGGACGACAACTGCACCGCCGATGCAATGGCGTTGATGTCGATGTCCTGCGCCAGCGGGCCTTTTTGAAAGTCTTCCAGCGAGATCGTGCTGCCGCCCGTCTGGTTGAACAGGCTCAACAGGAACAGATACCACTCACGCGCAATCAGCCCGGTTTTAGGGTCCGTCAGCGGGACGCGAGGCGGGGTGATGTTGGTGATGTTAGGCATTGGTCCGGCTTACCTGCAACTCGGCGCCCATGATGGCGATCTTGACCGGGTCGGTGCCGCTGATCTCGTAGACGCGGTCGCGCAGCTTCATGGTCATGCCCAACCGTTGCCAGTAGGTGCGAAAGCCGTACTGACCGATTTTACCCATCTTGCGCCAGTGTTCGTTCGACCAGGTGTGACCGCCGTCGTCCGACCAGCGCAGCATGACCTCCGGGTCGCTGCCCTGCCCGGTGACCAAGCCAACGCCGGTCTGGCAGTCCAACTGGAGCGCATGCTGCGCCGAGCGCATCAGGTCGTTCTGCCCCGTCGGCAAAGCACGCCACGACCGCAGCCAGCGCTGCGGGGCGCCGTTGTCGGTGTAGACGTCAAGGTCGTAGGCGTAGATGTTGCCGTTCTGGTAGTCGCCCACCAGCACCTCGTTCTGGTAGGAAATCTGCGCTATCGGCCGCTGGCGCACCCACGACCCGTTGCTCCAGCCGGCGCGCTCATGCCAGGCGCCCGTCGTGGCGTCATAGGCCCACGTTACGCCGGATGACGGGAACACCAGCACGTAGAAGGAATGGCCGTCCTGCTGGTAGGTGTAACCCACCACGTCGGTGAGCGTGCTGTACTGCTGGATCTGCCACTCGATGGCGTGGGTCGAGATGCGCTGGCCTTGGTAGCCGTTGGCCTGATAGACGATGCCCCGGCCACGGTCGTCCTTGCCCAGCCAGTAAACCTGGTTGTTCATCTTGGCGACGCTGTACCGGGCAGCGCAGCCCAGTTCGTTGAACGCGCCTTGGATGCGGACCAGCGGGAAGTCCGACAGCCCGGCGTTGTACCAGACTTCCGTGGAGTTCTCGCCGAACAGCCAGACCTCGCGGTGATCGACGATCATGCTGACAATGTTGTCCGGGTCGCCTTCCGCGCTGACAAAGTCCAACGGATCGACAGTGGTGCCGTCCAACAGCGCCGTCACCCAGAGGCGCTGGCTGTTGGGCTCGATGAACACGAAATAACCGTCCAGATAGTCCACGACCGACGCGCCGGGGAAATCCGGGTCAACAATCTGCGCAAAGACGCCCGTGTTGGTGTTGTAAATGTAGCCTGTCGGATCGGCCGCAATCATGATCTGCGTGCCGTTGTCGGCCATGCTGACAGGCCCGGTGCCCGCCACCGTACCCTTGGCGGTTGCCACCCAAGACGAGGTGATCTGGTAGAAGGTGTTGCCCGACACAACGTACAGATAGACGCTGTGCCACCACATGCCGCGAATGGGGCCTAGACCGACGTTGACCTTCAGGCTGAGCCCCGGACAGCGCTGGAGGAATGCGGGCTCCTTGCCTGCTTCCGGCACCATCTCCGGGAACAGGTTGATCATCTGGCTGTCGGCCGCGTTGACGCTGCGGGCGACATACGCGGAGCCAAGGATCGGTGTTTTCACTTAGTAGTTTCCCGCAAAAATGTTAAACCGCTGCCGTGTGGCCACGATGCTGTAGGGCAGCGCCATGATGTCGTCGGGGTTGTTGATGCGCTTCAAGTTGCGCTTGGACGTCATGGCGATGCGCTGCACCTGCCGAGACGGTTCCACGCCGAATTCCGGGGCCAGTTCGCAGGCCAGATTGTACCGAAACGCGCGCAGGTAGCCGGGCGGAAAGGCCAGATCCGTGCTGAGCGTCGCCGGCTGGGACAGTTCCTGCACCGATACGATGTGGAACTCCAAGACCTTCGTCGGCACCGGGTAGACGTACATTTCGATGTTCGGGTACGTCATGTTGACCCACATCACCTGCGGGTAGGTGCTGGTGACGGTCTTGACGGCGATGCCGTTGTACTGCTGCTGGTTGATGAGTTTCAGGCCAAACGAGATGCCGCTTGACGGGTCGCGGAAATAGGAAGCGTCGTCCACCAGAACGGGGCGTAGGGCGACGATGTCGCCTGTCGGCCCCATAGTGCGCGAGCGCGACCCCGGCGGCCACGTAACAACCTGATCTTGGGTTGAGAAAACTGCCAAACGCTCGGTATTCCAACTGTCGATCATCTGGTTCATGGCGTTCAGCGCGTCTTGGGCGGTTTCGCCAGAAGGAACTTCGCCTTCCGCCAACTGACCAATGAGCCGCAAGGAACCGTAAATGATGTCGGCAGTTGTCGTCATGCTAGTCGTCCTTCCGGGGGCGGCCGCGACGGCGCGGAGCCTCTGCCATCACGTTAGCTTCAGCCGTCAATTCTGGCAAGTCGTCGGCAACCAGTTCGTCCGGGTCGAAACGCACCCAGCCGTTCTGTTCGTCGTACTGCGCTTCCAGTTCCATCGTGGCAATCTTGATGCCATGACGGTAGTGCATCAGGTAAATTTCAGCCATGGTTTTCCCTTGTGAAGAACAGGCGGTCCGAAAACCGCCTGTTTAATTACGCGATGAGGCTCAGCGCCTGAAGCCGACTTTCAAGCTGCGCAACGCGCGTCTGAAGGTTGGCGATGACGGACAGCACCGAGTTGCCCTCGTCCTTGGTCGCAAAGCCAAAAGGCGTCGTGGAAGTCAAGTCCTGGATGGCATAGTCCGGCGTGCCGGGAGCCGTGGACGTGATGGTCGTCAACTGCGTCGTCAGGGCTGCGCCCTTGGCCGAGTAGACCGGGTTAACGATGGTGGGGCCGTCGAGGTACGGGTCCTCGTAAGCAACACCAACAGGCTTCGTATTGGGCATGTTGTTCTCCTTGATGAGTTAGACCCCCGCCGAAGCGGGGGCCTGTTGCTTAGGCTACGCGGTACAACGTCCAAGCACCAGCCGCCGACTTGCGGGCGATCATCATCGCGCCGGTCGTCACCGGGATCGTCATGGTCAGCGAACCCGTGATCGTCCAACCCGTGCCGGCCGCGATGATTGCGGTGGCCGAGGATGTGCCGATGTTCACCACGCGGAAGGTGAATGCCGTACCAACCTTATCTGAGTTGGTAAGGACCGCTTCCAGATCGGCAACGGTTGGCAGCGTGTAGGTCACGGACGCCGCAGTGATGCCGCTGTTCGCAATGATCAGGCCGTTCAGAACCTGAGCAGGCGTCAGAGTAGCGGCGGTCGTAACCGATACGGGATCGGGCAGAGCGTCGATAAGCGGTTCGTTGAGGTTGCCATCGCCAATCTGATAGCCGCCGCCGCCATTAGGAATAGTCATTGTCGTATTCTCCTATTTTTAACCTGTTAACCCCAGAGACGGCAAGCCATCGGGGCGCGGATGACCGAGTAGCCATACAGCACGTCGATACGGCACGGCAGGCGGTCATTGTTGATGTCGTACTGGCGCACAATTCGCATCGAGATGCCATTGTGAACCTGGCGAGAAGCCATATCGACACCCTGCGGCAGAAGAAGATCGGCCGTGGCAAACGAGATAGCGTCCTTGTGGTAGATCAGGTTCTGCGGGTAGATCGTCGAAGCAGCGCCGACGAACGTCACGGCAGCGAGGTTCTGCGGGAAGCTGTTGACCGTGGCCAGAGCGTTCGCAGGGGTGTAGATCGCCGGGCTGATGTTGACGTCCGTGAACTTGCTGGCAGCAGCGGTGTTAGCCGCAGTGACAACAAACTGCTGGAGCGAGCCAGTAGACTGACGGGTCTGCGGGTTGACCGCGTACACGTTGGCAATCGTGAAGACGTCGCCGACAGCAAGGGTGTTACCCGTGGTGCCGTTCAGCGTGATCTTCGAGGTGCCTTCAGCCGACATCGTGCCGTCCACCGTGATGGTGCCGGTACGGCTGCCCGTGGTGTGCTGCTGGATCGACTGCGACATGTTGATCTCTTCGTAGCCGAGAACACCTTCGCCCATCATGCCGTTCTTGAACTGGCGGGAAATGGTGTCAACCGGGTTGAAGAGGCCCTTCATGCCTTCGACGAGGCCAGCGTTGGCGGCCGGGTTCACGGTCGCGTAGCGGCTCGGCATCATGGCGGCGAACTCGTTCAGCTTCTGCTGGCCCTGAAGCAGGACGAGCGAAGTGGCCGGGGTCGTGCCGGGGGTGCCGACGGAGGAGTAGATGCCCTTGTAGGCGTTGGCGACGTCAGCGTCGATGGAGGACGCAAGCTGCGAGATACGCGGCTTCAGAACACGATCCGCGAAATCGTCAAGCTGCATGGTCAGTTCGGCCGACGTGAAGTTCACGCCGATGTGCTTCTGGTTGTTGACAGAGAGCGTGGTGAACTGCTCGTTGTCATCCTGAACCTGAAGGGCTGCACCGTCGGTGACCAGAGCGCGGTCGGGCAGACGGATGCGGAGGGTCGAACCGATCTTGGCGCCTTCGACAGCGAAGCTGT